ATAATCATATAATTGGGGCGCCATATACAACCCAATGGTCCCTCCCCATTAGCTGAAATGTATTCCTCCGGGTTCAAGAACCAAGGCTGTGCCCCATCATTAAAACTACCATTAGGCACTATCTGTTGGCGATAAGTAATCGTAGACCCGGATATGGTATTAATAGCTACCGATGAATCTAAATTGTCAGTAATATTAAGAAATAACTGTATAACCTCGGGAGTCAACACTACCAAACTACGTTCGTTGCCCGAAGTCAGGTAGGGTATGATCCTGCCTACAGTGGCCGGGATTTCCTCTTCGTCCTCTTCCTCGGTTACCTCCATAACAAACCGAGTGCCAGGCATTCTTTGAGCACCGCCTTGCATGGTAGGCATAAAGTTGGTCATTTCCAAAGCTGATTGCTTATACGCCTCGGTATCCGCCCGCATAAGCATTTTCGGGGATATTTCACCTCCGGAAAACGACCTTTGGATATGTGTGAATTTCTGAGTCATGTCAATCCCAAAAATTTAATTTTCGGTGTGATATAAACCCGATATGCCTGGTGATATTCAACTTTCGATATAGCACAACCCCAGTATATCTAGTCCAAGCCCAACTCTTACCCACCCATGACCTACTGCGATCCTGTAAACGTTTTCGGAAATGTGTATCTATCCGGGGCCGCAACCCATAGTCCAACTCCCCCACATTACACATGTCGCAAAAGGCGTCATGTTCAAGACTAGCCACTACCATTGCGGGATCGTCTATAGCCATGGTACCCAAATCCCAACAATAACCGGTGAAAATCCGGAGCCTACCGTCGGGGTCTAGTGAATAGAAATCCGATCTCACCATATAACCCATTATGGGGGTACGAAATATAAAATCATCAGTCAATTGGAAAGGACGGGGACTGCCATCCAGCAACCTTACGAAACATGGATATATTTGTTTCATCGTCTACCCTCATGTGACCAGGAATAATGATTGCCGTCATTGAACCTGCCGCCCCAGGAGCCGCCAATAGATTCCCAGTATTCTCCCAAGAATTCGTGATCCTCGGTTCGGGTAAGCCAAACCTCGTCCTTAAACAGATTGAAATCTACCGCCAGCCTTTGCTTGTGGAGACTGTTTGCACTTCCATAACCAAAATCTTCGCCCACAGTGCCATGCAGCCGGTGGTCCCGGTAGGCATCACCAAAAGTAAGCTCATAACCCTGCTGGTAGGCATACTCGATTAAAAGCCCAATCATCCGGGTAAAATGGCGCTGTTTCTGACCCAAAGTCACTAATTCTTACTCCCGAGTAAGTGACGCGTCAGTTGGTCTATTTTGTCCTCCAGCCTTCGTATATCCTCCCGATCTACCCTGTCCATCCTTAGTTGTACTATCTCCATTTCATGGCGCTTCACATCAGAAGCTACAAGCGCTTGCGCCTGTTCAACCCCGGCCAAATACCAAACACCACCAGCTACCGCCCCCACCACTATTAAGGACTGTGCTATAGAGAACAATTTGGCTGTGTGCCAGTCCGCAACTTGCCCCATCCTACGTTCTCCCACCCTATTATCCATGCTATAGTCCTCAGTGACTGCCCATCGGCCCCATCCACTGATTTTTAACCCTTCACCATGATGATACCCCCACCCTCCGCCATAAACTTGATGCTATACAAATGTAAAGATGAGTAGAATCATAGGCTATTGTACCTGGTTCACCGGGACTTGTAGCAGTCGCCGGAACGCTCGAAGTGGCCGTGGCAGGTTTACTGTCTGCGGCTTCACCAGCATCCTTGACCTGCTTGTGCGCCCAATGATACAACTCGCGAATATCGCGAGGCGCTGCATTTTTTGGCACAAAAGCTGTCATGGGGGCGGATTATCCACTAAATCTTGGAAATAAGCCATTTTACGGTCGCTAATCGCACCAATAGTAAACCCCTCGGCGGTTAAGAATGTATCCCATGACTCGATACTGTTGTCTACCTTAAATGCGTGAAGCATATCAGGCAATGCGCCAGTGTATTCCCGGTCCCGAAGAGCCGTGAACATCAAGTCATTGATATGGGGCATTACACAGGCACCGCAACGTAACTTGCCCCGGACAGGTTGACAGTCTGGGCAATGCCAGCTCTGGGCTCAAAATGGACGATGTACTCATCCGAGGTATTTTTGGCCAACCAAACCATAGCCCCAGTCCTTGAGGCAGCCAAATCATCTACAAACTCTTGGGCGAATGCATCAGTACTGATTGCACCAGAGGCTGCGGTTACAATCTCCGCCGAGGCGTTGACGTCACCGCCTGCAGCGTCCAGGACTTCAGCCGTGATTGTAAGCTCCGCGTCAGCAGGTACGGCAACCTCGTCATCGAAATCGAGTTTCGCCATAGCGGAGCGAACCGGATTACCGCTTGCTTGTAAAATAGTAAGTGTAATAGCCATTACTTGTTCTCCTCAAGAAGTATTTCAATTAACCGCCTGAACGTACGGTTTAGGAAGTGAGATTTATCGCCGTCATGTACCCCGGCACCGATTATCAAACGAATGTCCGCGGTGCCGGGGGCGGTACCTGCAGCCCCATTCATGACGATATCGTTGTAATTTTCCGTCAACGCCACGTGCAAAACACAGGGGGTACCAGTGAGGTCTTTCAAGTTACTTTTGGCATATCGGAAAAGAAGTTCAAATTGCCCAACAACGGCTTGTGGGTAATTAACCGCAACGGTGGAACCCACAAAAATACCCATAGTATCAGTGGTGACAGTAGGTACTCCTGCGGCAACAGTTGCACTTTTCTTGGGGGAAGAGGTACCCAAAAGGATACCTTGGTTTACTGTGAGTGCCATCCTTCATCTCCTCGATTACTTCCGGCAATAGGGGTATTACTCGTCTGTGTCGTCGTCTTCGCTCCCATCTTCGTCCTCACCCTCAATGCTGATGGGGAGTTGGGCTTTGAGTTCAGCATTGACGAAATTCCGGACAACTTTCGGATCAATCTTCAAACGATCAGCAATGACTGAAACATTGGTCTGACCCGCCTTGACGTAATCACGAATGTTGTTACGGTCGGTAAAATTTGCACCTGCTTTCATATTCCTTTCTCCAAAAAGCCCCGCCTATGGGGTTGTAACCTTAGGCGGGGAAACCCACGAACTCGATTAGATCACACTGGACAAGTGAACCCGGACCAGATGCTCGTCTTCGACCCGCACTGCGCCGAAAGTAGACGCAGTATAAATGCGCCATGCGTAACTGATGGACGGATCTTCAGTGATCCGCGACCAAATCGGCTTGTTGAGTTGCATACCCAGGGCACGACGAGTCATCGCGAAGCAATATTCCTCGTCAGTATTCGGGGACAAAAGGCGGGTGGAAACCAGCCAAGTGTAACCCATCCAGGACTCGATATAACCCTTGGCGGTCAAAGGGCGGACGGCATTATAATCGCCGCTAGTGGCTTCAGTCAACTGCAGGAGTTTACGAGCCTGAGCCGGGGAAATAACGAACACTTTCTGCTCGTCCGGGTCAATATCGTTATCCATGAACTTCTCAGTGACCTGAGTCACGATATCGAAGCTGATGGAAGCGGAACCATCACCGATATTCTGACCGGTCACGAAATTGACAGTGTTACCGTCGCCGTCCAAAGCAGTACCGACAGCTTGAGCGATGATTTCATCGTCATGAGCACGCTTCATGGCCATGGCCTGAGCACGAGCATAGTTGCTGTTGGGATCGATGATCATCTGAACAATATCTTCTTGCTCAGTGACGTCGCCGGTGTGATAGGTAACCGGGATAGACTTCCGACGTGACCAAGCAGTTTCGTCGTCGGGGGTGGCAACCTTGCGGGCAGTTTTCTGGGTTGCAGCAGTGGCGGCAATACGGTCCCAGTTATGGCCTTCGGATTGAACGGATTTGGTCGTCACCCAAGGAAGAAGCCGGGTAACACCTTGTTGAGCCAGATGTCGTACGTTTGATTCGTACGTCTGGATATACGCATTGGGGATAGTAGTGGACATTTGTAGTCTCCTAATAACGAAAAATTGTGGCCCATTTTCGCTGTTAGGCAACCCGTAGTCGGAACGGACCCCACTGCTGCTTTTACCTTGCGGACTCTTGCGAGCGACCCGCTGGATGGGAGCTACCCAAAAACTACATTATACCACAGAAAAAAACACCCGTCAACGGTCTCGTTCGAAACACGTTGACGGGATGGATTACTCGGGGTTCGCCATCTTGTGCAATTCAACCATTTTCTGAACTGAATCGGCGTGACGAGGGTCAGAGGCATTCCAATATGGGTGATCATTGTTGTTTAGGATTTCCTGAATCCGGTCCCGAGCTTCGGCGGGCGGCAGAGCGCCATTACTGGTACCCTGATGGTTTGCCAACTCCGTTGAAGATTTGGTCTGGGAGGCAATGGAATGAATCCACTTAATCTCGGCGGGGGACATTACACCCTCGGAAATCATATCCACAATACCATCTGGGGCATCAGTAAGGCGCAAGAAATTCTTGACCTGTGATAAATTGGTGTCGTAAGCCATACCCCACTCTTTATTCAGGGCGCGCATTTCCTCATTGTGCTGGGCTTGCATCGTTTCTGATTGGGTGGTCTGCTGTTGGACAATATCACCCAGCACCCCCTTGAATTGCTCCTGGGTCAGGCCGTACTTGTGAGCCGTCTGAGCAAATGAATCGAGATCCGGGGGGGCTTCAGAACCTTCCGGGGGCGTGAATTGGTAGCCTTTAGGATCGGTAGGTCGCCCCAAAGAATTCCAGACCTGCTCCATGTTTGAATCATCCGGCTTGGGCATCACCCCCGGAGCTTTCTCAGTCAATTTCTGATAAAAAGCCTGTCTATCAGTATCAGAAGCATCGGGGCCAGGAATACGAATAGAATTTCCCATATACGAGGCCGCGTTCGAAATATGCTGCAGAGCCTCGTCCGGAGTTTTCGCATCCTTAAAAAAAGGGGCTTCCCGGAATTGTTCGGGAATCGATTCACGCCAATCACCGCTCGAAGGGGGGGAATCGCTGGGCGGTGCTGTATTCAAATCATCAGGTGGCATTGTCATTCTCCAATTTGTCGTGGGCGTGGATTAACTGCTCGATGTATTTTACAACATCGCGCTGGCCTAATTTATAGGCCGTCTTTTCCGAGGTATCCGACATTATATTTAACTGGTCGAATTCATCCTGAAGAGCCCTAAATACTCTCTGCCCTTCTGGGCCGGAAAAAGTGGATTTGAATGCCCTGGACTTTTGCCGCAGGGCTTCAAATATCGGATCGTCGGATTTTACTGTACGGCTCTTAATGTCTGCTCTCCTTCACCTTGTGCACGGACGGCTTTACCTTCCTGCTCTGCAACTTGGGCATCCTGCATAGCAGCCTGTTTCTCGTCCCGCTCCTTGCGTTCCTTCCGAACAGTAGCAGCGGATTTGAGAACCTTGGGTTCGGCCCCGTAGTATTCAGCCATTAACTGTACTGCTTGATCCCAATCTATCTTCATCAATGCGTCGGGATTGATTTCGCCCAGTTGGGCGACAGATCCTAGGAATTGTTGCAGTGATTGGGCTTGGTCAAGTTTCTGAGCACGAGCCATAGGGCCGGTGTACTCAATACTGACGGCAGGGTCACCGGAATCCAAAACAATCTGCGGGGGTGCTGGGAGGCGTTTGTATCGCATAAGGTCCGCGAACGCTGAATTCACCAACGGGTCCAGGAAGTCAGATTCCAAACGACCCAATGTGGGACCAAGGAGGCGTTGCATAAGTTCATAACGCACTTGGACCTCAGTCGCAGTCATTGCGGGGGAATCTTTTAACTCCAATTGGTCGACATAAAAAATAGACCTAATAGAACCTTGCAACTTCTCCCGGTTGAGTTCGGCCACATCAAAACGGGCACGAGACTCGAATGCTTGTAAATCTTCCATAGTCCGAACAATATTGACGCCCGCAGGGCCGAGGTCCAGATCAGAAAGCAGACCTCTCTCGGTAGTCTTAATTGCTGGATCCACCACTTTTTCCAGTGAGTCTAGGATTAATTCGACCAACTGGTTGAGGGTAAGGATATCCGGCATTGCAATCATGGCCGGGGAATTGCCCCATATAGAGTCGGCAGTATTTCTCCAGCGCATGACAAGGGTGGGCATGGAATAATAGCCGCCCTCATCGCCGATTTGCTCACCTGAGTCATACAGGAAATATTTGTAGCCATATTCCCGTTCCTTCGGGGCGGATATTTTCGAAGGATTGTATTTTCCATTCCTCTTATATATAGCAAAAACCAAAGTAATGTTCTTATCTACCCCACCTTTCTTTGCCAACTCCACAAACTTTTCTGGGGTTTTGTCCCCGAATTTGGTCACAATCATTGATGCAGACCACTGCATCTTTCGGAAGAATTTACATACTCTTCCACGGTAGTCTTGCTCGAAATAAGCTTCCTCCAGGACTACTGAATTGAATAGGAAATCGTCGAAATCGCCGTCATCAGTTTCCAGGACTTCCTTGGTTACAAACGCAGTACCGAAAGATGTAAGATCGATGTATGCCTCGTTTACTTGCAAATTGAAATTGGAATCGCGGAGAGTTTCAAAGGTAATTTGCCCGCAATCCCGGAGCCACTGGGCGGCTTCTCGGTTTTCTGATAAACCATCCCGGCGGAAACGGAACCCGAACCACTGATGGGTGGGATTAGTGATTGCCCCGTGGAGGCTGGAAGAGAGGATATTATTGGCATTGATTGCCGTTGAGTCAAACACATCGCGGTTCTCACGCCAATCAACCCCAGATTCCCCCACTTGACCCCGGAAAAATTGGCCCCGGTAGGGCACCACATATTTGCGCACCAGATCCCACTGTTCTTGTACAACCGTACGGTTAGATTCCAATGCAGCCAATTTCGCCTTCAAATCTTTACATTGCATGTGACCTCCTTACCCTGGGCTGATACGCCCTTTTGACTTTGATGTTTGGGACGTATTTCCCGTCTTCGTTTTGGATAAGGATTCTACCGGTCCTCTTTTGATTCCACCCTACAGCGAGTGTTCTAAATGCATCTGCATCGTGGGAAGAATGGTCATGTTCTGGTTTGTCCCTGAATATTTGGCGTTTCTCATCCCATTCTCTATGGTAGTAGGCCAAATTATCTCTGAGGGATTGCGTGGTATCTTTATTCCAATAAGAATTTCGGATAGTGACTCGGCAGGCATCAATCCCGTCTTGCACGGATAATTTTTCGACTGCATCGAAGTCAATTCCCAGGGAATAGGCAGTCTCCTGTCTTGTAACACCTGTACCCCACTCTCGGGCTTCAATGTCGTGTGGCCCGTTGTGTGATCTGTATACATATGGGAGGGACTTGAGTTCACGAGCCCAATCAGGGAGACCAAGGTTACGCTTAGACATATGATCAATAATGACCGGGCTACCATTTTCGTGATCCTGTGTAAAAATGACTGAGGTATTGTCCCGTATTCCGATATCCCACCATGTATCCACTTGTTTTTGTGGATTCCACGAGTATTCGCCTATTTTGCCCGCCTTTTCGGCGTATTCCAATTCTTCCGTATAGAAGGCACCTTCCATACCTATATCAAAACTACAATAAAATTCCTGCAGTGCTTTTTCGCGGCTCATGCCGAGGGATATTTCCTCTTCGACATCTTCCTTAGTCATTACGTCGGTATCCTCCACAGTGAGCAAACCGACGTGCCAGAATTTATTTGTTTTACTGGCCTTTTTGGCTATTTCGTACAACGTGTGACCGTGTGTTTTCCCGCGTGGGGTGTAAATAAAAGCCGCCCAACCATCATTTTCTCTTAAAATTGGTCTAAAGTATTCCCAGGCCAAGGGGTTGGCGATTGAATACTCGGAGAAGATAATACCTATTGGGTTTGATCCCACAAGAGAGTCGAAGTTGTCGGAGCCCACCACCTGCCAAACTGAGCCATTCCGCAGCTCGATCTTCATATTTGATTCGTTTGGCTTGCCCAGGCGTATTTCCGCTGGAAAAGCCTGATCAATCATCCGCCGACCTTGCTTGTCCCTACCATCCCAAATTACCCTACGACCCTGCTGTAGGCTCGGGAGCATGTGCCAATATGTGCCAACACGCATTTGCGAAGCCACAGCCGCCACTTGGAGTGTGCAAGAGTCCTTTCCCGCACGCCTGTGCCATACTTCAACTGCCCTCTTACGGTCCATAGAGCCGCCAGAAAGCATATGGCCCATGAATGGACGTTGGTATTCCCGTGCTTCCCATTCATTCGGGAGGGTAATGGCGGCCATCAATCATCTTCCTGGTCGATAGTAATACCTACATCAACCGGCTGCTCGGATACGCCGAACCTGGATAAATCTATGCTTACCGACACTTTGCCTGCAGCCTTACCTTGGGAACCGCCAATACCCGCGAAATCCTTCATTTCACGTATGAGAGCAATTTTTGCTTGTGCGTTGAAGGACTTAGCCAACACAGAATGGCCGTCACGGTCAACACAATGTACCTCAGTATCCCCATTTACTTGCTCCAATGTTTCCAGGATTTGCAGTTCCACAAAATCCCGGCGTATCAAAGACTCCTCACGGAAATCCTCCATAAGATAGTCAAGATAACCGCGCGCCAATGGGTCTTTGAGTAACCGGGAACCCGTCGCGGGGGTAACCTTAATCGTGCGGCAAGCTTCCTTCAGATTCCCGGATATTGAGTACTCCTGCATGAACCTCTTCGCCTGGGCAGGTACATCCAGCCAACCATTTAGCTTGTTTCGCTCTAAACTTTGAGCGATATCTTCGGATTTTATCGGAAGCAAGCCGATGCTGCTCATTTAGGTAAGCCCTCGTTAAACGTCGATCCAACTCCTCTTCTTTTGCCGCTAAACCAAAAGGCTCACCGAGAAGTCTGGTCGTGGTACTTTTGATCATGAGAACAGTATACCACAAAAAGAAACGAGAGTCAAGAAAAACGTTCGAAACAGGGGGAGGACAATGTAGGCAGAACGGGAAACGTGATAAGGGAAACACGGACCATGAATGGGGGCGAAACGATATATTTTGTCGGAGAAAGAGGAAACAAATAGATGAATGGGGGCGAAATGAGGGTGGAACGGGAGACGTGAACGATAAGGACGGACGGCCGGAGGACCCGCTTGTTTTTGGGGGTGCCCCCGTATGTATATATGTTTCACGTGAAACGTGCGGGAGGACCCAAAACCTTGTATCTCGCTACGTGGGCAAACGCCCGGAAACCCCGGTTCTGTTTCACGTGAAACACGTGCGCACGTACGGGGGAGCGCATATATGTGTACAGAGGCGACATACGGGAACCAGGGCAGTGGTATTTGTGATGTGAATGTCGAACATTTATAATGTGAATGTACAAGGCACTTGACCTGGGCGCAAGCCTGTGGTATAATGGAGGTGCAGTTGGGGGATGGCCCCCCAAGCCACAATCGATCGAGGATACAGACATGGCAACAATCGAGCAACTCATCAACGCAGCAACAGAGGCACACGAGAGCAGAGACGAGAGCACATTCCAGCAGGCAATGTTGGATCTCGCAGGTAAGAGGCGCATGAATGGCGATCAACGGGAGCAATATGAATGGCTCCGTGAAATGCAGGCAGAATGGGATGCAGATAACGGTCCCGAAGGTGAGGAGGATGAAGACGAGGACGCGCCCAAGGGCATGGCCTCTCAACTCGCCAAGTACCGTACTGGATACGTCATGACAATCTCCTGTTCCGGCGGCAAATCCCTGTCCAATGGCGACGATCTGGCCCAACATTTGGAGGGCAAACCCCTCGACTATGTGTTGCAGATGGCGGACCAATGGACTCCAATCCCCGACGGCACTCCACACGCCGTGAAATACGCTAAACTCAACCCCGGCCAACGCCGCATGAATGCGGGCAATAAGTTGCGGGCTGCATGGCGCAAGGGTTTGATTGTTGTTGGTCCCGCAGGCATCGAAGCAGGCACCGGGGAGTGATCCCCGGCTTTAATTCAAATAGACGCGCTATCACACACGAGGAACTCGCTATGAGCACGATAATCAACGCAGCACGAATCTGGGCCATGGTTGCCGAATCTACAATGCAAAATACAATCGAATCGGCAAGGGTTGGGGAAACGGATCAAGCCATAAACTGGGCCGAAGAATCGCAAAGGGCACACATGGAAATCCGGGGAATCCAATCGAGGACCGGGAGCCAAGATCCACAACTTTGGGAATACCTCCACAAGGCCGACGTACACGCCACCACAGCGGCAATGGAGGTCCTGGAACACCTGGAAATAGGGTCGCGGGTGGGGGTCTGAATACCAATTGACGACGCCCCCGTGGCGGGGGTGGGTCATATGGGGACCGGGGGGGACCGATATCCGTCGATATCTTTTTTCGGACGTAATAGATTCAAAAGTCCTCCTCCCCCATACAAAAAAAATAAAAAAAGATATGACCCAGACGGTCCCTATGTGACCCGGCCCCGGACGACGGGCCCTCTCGCGGGTCACATCAATTTGTGCCGGGTCATATCTTGGGGGGGTGACCCCAGACCAATGTCGGAGACCCAATCGGTTCAACGAACGACGCACGAGAGGCAATTGTGATTCATCCGGGTCATATCTCTGATTGTATAGGGACCGGTCTCCGGTGGTCCCGGTATATGACCCCACAATCACTACTTGACCCATCCCCTGTGGTGTGGTATAATGGTAATTCAAGTCACCAACCCAGGCGTTTAGAATCCCGATCCACGGATTCCGAAATCATGACTTGACCAGTGGCCACGCCTGTGGTATACTGGTCCTTTCTACTGGAGATCGCTATGAG